TAGTCTTAACGTCTGGGAATATGTTTTCGTCTACTTCAAAACAAATCTGAATAACATCACGAAGTGCGCTAGCAAAGATTGCTTGAGCGGACTTAACTTGGGTATCAAAGGCACCCATAAGCGCCTGAACACCTTGTCCTGTGACAACAGATGCATCAATGTTACCTGTACGTCCTTCAGGGTAACGTGCACCTACACGCATTTCTTGATTAAGAAGCGTCTGTTCTGTGAATGCACCTTGTGGTAAGTTTAATTCTACGCGACGAACGCCCGCTGGGTTGTTTGTGCGGATAACCGCATCGCCACCAAGCATAAGTTCTTGTACGTCAGAAGGAAGAACGATAGGAGCCTGGACAGATTTCTCTGCAGCCTCCATAGCAAGAAGTGCAAAACGGTTGCGAAGCAACTGGATACCAATAATGTCATCAAACTGACCACGCATTTCACCATCAACAGATGGTTTACGAGCGCAGACAATCATCATTTTACCTAAAGGATTGTCAGCCTGGGATAAAATCAGGTTGCCCTTTGTTGGTAAATAAACTACTGACTGGTCTTTGTCATAGTAGCGAATCATTTCAACCTGTTGAGTTAAACTCTGCTCATAGCGTAATTTGCCGAGGAGTTGATACTCAAATTCAGGGAACAAAGAAACAAGTTCGCCCAATGTCATCGTATAACGTTTTGCAAAAGCAACGCAACGTCCGTAGCGGTCAAACTCAGGGTAAGCCCCTATTGGGTTTTCTAGGCGTATGCGAGGCAGTTTTGCTTCTTCATCCAATTCAATTACGAACGGGAGGAATCCATATGTGAGGTACCAGTCTGCACCTTGATACATTTGTACAGATAAATCTGAGTGAGCAAAATAATTAGAGGCAATGCGAGTACGTGTATCAGCAAACTTGCGAGCACGGTCAGAAACTGAATTCGCCGCGTTGCAGTTAACTGCTGGTAGTGGTGCCATAACCTCTGAAAGGTCTCGCGCCACAATATCAACAAAATTTGCCACGACATTGGCATCTACCCCATCTGGAAAGAAGTCAGGATATACGCTAGCAATCTGACCTTTGCGAACAGCAAGGACGTCAAGGTTACGAGCATCCCTGTCTGAGGCGCGGTAGCGAAGAGACTCAACCCTTGCTGCTACCTGTTCAATTGATAGTGCCATTAGTTTCCTAACTAAAAATTAGTTCTTTGGATATGTTTTATTAACTTTTACTACAGTAACGCCCTTAACATCATATTCTTTACGAATATGTGGGTATTTCTTTTTAAGATAAGCAAGGTCTATTTGTGCTTGCTTTTTTCTTAGGGCTTCTGTGCGATTAGAAGCAGGTTGACCTGCTACTTCTTTTGCATAAACATAGTCATCTGCTATTAAACCCTTGCTTGGTTTATTTGGCATTGTACCTGGCATAATTGTTTTCCTATCCGTATATATCTTGCCATTGCTCTGCAAAGGCTTCGTCGAGATTAATTGTTGTTCTGCGGTAAGTTTGAGCCTTAGTAGCCCAACGATTATGAACCCAGCGCTGCTGAGAAGTTCCTTGTTGCATCATCTCACGTATGCGGATGACGGCAAACCATAAAGCCATAACGCAGTCTGTAGGGTTCTTAGTATCAGGCTTCCAAGTAATTAATTGCTGCACTAAAGCCTTAAGACCTTCGCTACCTTCGTTACTTGGTAGTTCTATTAAATTGTTATCCTGGAATCTTCCATCTCGTAAAGAGCCAAACAGACCCGCCATAGAAGCCACACCAAAGTTAGTATCCCACTTATTTTTACCAGTGAAGTGAGAGTTGAGTTGGCAGCCATACATCGAGAGCCAGTTGCGCAAGTCATCGTCGAGTGCGTAGGCTTTCTGGTGTGCGTTGATTTCAATTCGTAATTCCTGTGGCTTGTAGCGTTCTACCCAATCTTCAATAAGGGTGCGAATCTTTGCAGGTGTTGGGTCTGTCATATTTACGCAATCAAGAACGTAAATCATAGAATCAACTTTGTTATAAGTTGCAATAACGGCTGCGGTATTACCAGTCATAGCAGGGTCTAGCCCTATAACGGTATAGCCCTCGACGGATTGTGGATGACCTGGAACACCTGGTTTAAGTGGTCCACGCTTTCGCATACCGTTGACGCATCCTGCCACCGAGGCTGGTGCGAATATCGCGTCATAAGTAACATCTTCTTGCTGATAGACCATAGCCCATATAGAGGGAGCAACTTCGCTTCTTCTTGTAAAGAGAGCGGGTCCGTCCCACTTTGGGTAGAGTCCATCTTCATCAATCTCATCATCTCCGCCTTCAGCGCGGTCAGTCTTAGGCCATAAGGTTTTCCAGTTGCTTGGCTTCTCATCAAACTCGAGGACTGCTGGCATAGCGCAGTAAGTGAATGGCGATTTTCCACCAGTCCAGTTAGAGCCGTCCCTTATCTGTTTGTACAAGTCGACAGGAGCAACACGGGTTCCTACGATTAATAGTCGCCCGTGTCGTCCCAAACGCGTGATAACTTCTTTTTGAAGCCATTCAATTTGCTTCTCCCACTCGTGGGAATTTGAGTTCATCACGACATCATCAAGGATAATCAGGTCAGCGCGTGCACCGTAGATTTGGCTACCAAAGCCTAGGGCTTGAACCGTAGGGTCTTTCTCGCCAGAGTCTCGACCTGTGCCTAGATAAAGCATATCGGCGGACCACGTAGGAGAGTCCGCTTTGTAACCTCCATTAGGTCCAAAAGCAGTCTGGAGTTTAATCCAAGAAGGATGGCTTAGCCTAGTCTTAATTGCTGAAAGAAACTTACGTGCCATACCCTGGGTCTTTGAGACCAAGATAATTCTTATATTAGGGTCAGTAGCAATTCGGTAGGTGACATAGTTAATGGTCAGTACCGTGGACTTAGCGTGCTCAGGGGGAACGTTAATCAGGACTCGGTTATCAGCGCCCTTTTCAAAAATCATACTAGGGTGGACCCAGCGGGGCTCACGACCTTCAATCAGGTCAATCCAGTCAAGTTGATGTGGGAACAACTTGGTGTCTAGGAACTGCTCAGAGAATTCCTCAAAGGTAATATCTTTTAGATTCTTAAAGTCGGCCTTAACGCCCTTGCCCTCTAGGCGGGCCTTGTCGGCTCTTTCCTTAAAGTCAGGGCTAGCCATCGTCCATTGGCGGAAGGTAACCTCATTGCGGTTAACCGACTCCATAGCACCCTTGATGGTCGAACCTTGGCTCAGTTGAAGGAGCACCCGCTCCATAGCCTCGCCCTTTGGGATGTCTACTTTTCCTGCTTTTCGTCCCACCAGATACCCCCGTTAAAAACTACTATAAACGGCCCTTTATAAACGGTCAGAATATGGGCACCTTGGTCTATATATATAATATTAATATATATTATATTAAGTCGCGTAGCCCGCAAGAGGCGGAGCGACGCTCCTATAAATATATAAATATCTATACATATAAGAAAACCTGTTCAAATCGTAAAACCGAACAGATTTATATAAAGTATTTTTAAAATATATTAATATTCGCCCTTTGGGCGATATAAGTCCTGTTCAGAGGTATATAGGGCGAATATAACAGAAATATTTTGGGTGACTATATAGTATATATATACGCAGATTTTAATATGTCTGGGGTCAAACCTCCCTGAGTGGTGTGTCTGGTCTGGCTGTAGGTCTTCCCCGAGGAGGTGCCTAGTTCCTTTTAGGTCTTAAGTCTTCATCTATAGTTATTTAAATCCGACTTCTAGGGTAATAATAAGAATAAATAGCAAGAGATGGAAGTTTAAACGGGAGGTGACTATCCCCCCCGCATTCCCCCCGTCCATTCTCCCCCTCCTCTTATCTCTCATCCTCTTATCTTCTCCCCTCTCTCTTCTCTCTCTTATTGGTAATGGTTATCAGTATCAGGTTATCCAAGGGGGAATCTATCGAACATCTGTTCGAGTAATAATGTGACGCAACTCACTAAAAAGACCCTTGACTAGTTAGGGCTTAAGGCGTAAAATTGCGCCCATCGGGAAAAGTTCTCGAGACAGGAGAAAAGAAATGAAAATAGAACTTACATTCGTTGAGGCCATAATCCTAAAAAGTCTCATAGAGGAGGCGGGAAAAGGAGAATATTCTTACAATGCCACCGCCCGCGATATTTACGCAAAAGTTCAAGAACAATTAAGCGAAGAGATTCAAGAACTGCAAGAAGAAATAAGAAAAAGTCAAGGCAAGGCCCGCAAATAGTCGAAACCCCCGCAAGGGGGTCAGGCAGGGGATAGCCTCCCGCCTCTGATGAGACAGGCTACAGAAAGACAGGAGAAAAAGATGACTAACTGGAAATGCCCTCGCTGCGGGCTAGAATTAGACCGCGCTAGCGAATGGGAAATGCTAGAGGTTCTACCAAGTCACCTAGACAGACACGAGACAGGAGAAATGAAATGAAAAAAATCATTCACCTACTAGAAAAAGAAATTGCTTTACTCAACGAGGCTAAAAAAGACTATTATTCTGAGGGAAACGGGACAGATACCTATGTAATGTCCCTAGTGGGAAAAGTTGAGGGACTTAACGAGGCGATTAGAATCATAGAAAACAACTAGGCGAAACCGCCCTCGGGCGGTCTTAGGTGGGATGGCTACCCCCTAACTGAAGAGCCAAGCCAAGAAGACAGGAGAAGAAGAAATGACTACAGCAACACTAGAGAAGACCGAGAGGCTTTCCAATATCGCTAGCGCTCTCGAGAATGCTCACGAGATTATTAGAGAGAAGACGGGCGCCCCCCGCGCCACGATTCTAGTCACCCGTAAGACAGGGCGGACGATGGGACACTTTACTCACGCGAAAATCTGGAAATCGGGCGAGGATAATTTCCACGAGATTATGATAAGCGCGAACTATTTCCAGAGAGGCCCCCGCGCCATCCTCGGGACCCTCCTCCACGAGGTGGCCCACTCCCTAGACCTCCAAGCAGGAATTAAGGGCGTGAGCGGTGATGGCTATCATAATCAGAAATTTAAAGCCACCGCCGAGAGCCTAGGTCTAACCATCACTCAAGCCAAGGGCATTGGATGGAGCGCAACCGAGGTGAGCGACGAGTGCGCCAATAGATGGGCCGAGGCCCTAGCCCTAATCGAGGAGGCGCTCTCACTTATGGCAGACTCAGAGCAAGTTAAGAAGGGCGCAGGGCGCAACAAAAACCTAAAAAGTGCGCGGTGCGGTTGCGATAGCGTTATTCGCCTCTCGGCCTCGGTCCTTGAAAAGTCCCGCCCGATGTGCCAGAATTGTAAGAAAGAGTTTAAAGCGTAAGGCGAAACCTAGCCCCGAGAAATCGGGGCGAGGGTCTTAGGGTAAGAGCCCTAACTGATGAGCCTAAGAAACTTTCAGACTTAAGACAGGAGAAAAAGAAATGATAAAGTATCTTAACAAATGGCAAGAAGTAGCAGACACAGCACAGCAGACAGGGAACGAGGCCCTCGAACTATGGGCAGGCCTCGCACTCATCGCGCCTTTCGCGGTAATCGCTGGAGCCCTCCTAGTTGGCGGGTTCTTTCTAAAAGAATGGCTAAGTAATAACTATTACATCTAAAAACTATGTGATGAAAGTCACAGCCCCCGACTCTTTACAGGGAGCGGATAGAGCGAGACTATACGGGGGCACGAGGCGGAAAATATCCGCCCAAGTAAGACAGGAGAAAAGAAAATGACTACAGAAACACAGACAGAAACGGTTAGCGATATGGCAAAGCGCTTTATTCTAGCCGAGCAATTCGCCACCGAGTGGCTACTAGTGGCAGAAAATGACCAAGAAACCTACACCGAATTAATGCGAGAGGCGCGAGAGGCCGAAGGTATGGTGGCCTTATCGGATAAATTGCGCGAAGAATGGGAAACACTAGCGGAGCAAGTGACCGACCTTGTAAGAGATAAAATCAGCGAGACCGCAGGGCTATTCATCGCTCAAATACTACAGGGGCAGGGCTCTCTACCTTTCGACATCATCGCAAGAGAAACACTACACAATTTAGGGAACTCACTACTTAAGACAGGAGAAAAATAAAATGTTAAACCTACACATAACTAACGACTACGGGTTGGAATTAGATAGTTTCTTAGGGGCTATTTATCTACCTTGGCACAGTATCGCAGGAATTACCCTCGCGGTTGTTGTTCTAAAAATAGTTAGGAGATACAAGCGCAAAAAGTGAGGCAACTCACAGCCCCGCACCCTTTACAGAAGGCGAATTGAGCGAGACAATAACGGGGCACGAGTAAGGCGGGAGAGTCTCGCTTTACTACTTAAGACAGGAGAAAAAGAAAATGGCAACACGAAGCAACATCGGAGCAAGGCAACAAGACGGGACTATCAAGGCGATTTACTGCCATTGGGATGGATATCCCGAAGGAGTAGGCGCAACGCTAGCCGAGCACTACACAGACCCCGACAAGGTAGCGCGACTCTTAGACCTCGGAGGATTCTCTTCACTAGGTAGCACAATAGAGGAGACCTACGCGGGCTCATACGCACAGCGCGGAGAGGTAGGAGAAGAAGCAGAAATCTACAAGGACGAGGACGAATGGAAAACCGTAGCCCTTGATGGTGGGGTTGAGTTCCTTTACCTATTCGAGTTCAACGTATATACAGACGCTCACGAGTGGAATTACTTTTCAGTTTCTCCTCGCTGGGTCAAACTACCAAGTAAAGTTATGGCTTAAGACAGGAGATATGAAAATGAAAGAGCACTATTTTATAGTCAAGTGGAGCAAAGAAAACGGGTGGGAAATTGACCCCGCAACGGAGGAAGTTCGATTCCCTGATGGCACAGTATGGAACGGACAGGAGTGGGAGTTGCCCTATCTAGGAGAGGGAAGATTTAACGATAATAATGACCTAGTAGCAGAGGATTTACAGGTAATCCTTGACTACGCTAACGAGAGAGAGGGAGATAATGAGTAATTACAGAACAGTAGGAGAACTGATAGAACACTTGAAGGGAGAAGACTTAGACGCCCCGATTATCTATCAGTATTACTTAGCAGAACACTTTAATATTTCTGAAGAGGTATTTGCTGAGGTTGCTGGAGATTTTGATTCTTTAATTCCTTGCTCAGATTCATACGAGGTTATCTCAAAAGAAATCGAGAGCAAGAATATATGTGATGAGTGTGGAGATATCCACGATGAGCCTGAGAATAAATCAATGACGGAAAGAGAGGGAGCAAATGTCTAGGCCAATAAGTCCTAGCCCATATAAACCTAACCTCGCCTCCTGTGAGGTGTGCTGGGCTGATAGTAGTGAGACAAATGTCTATCACTATAAAGGAACTACCTATTGCGAGCAAGACCTAAAGCGAGCAAAGAGCGAAGGCTGGCACTCGTAATGTCTAAATGGATAGTAATCACAGAGGTGGAGAGCGAGGCTGACCCTGCTATTTTCAAGTATGTAAATGGCACAACGCTTATATCTTCACACCTAAAAGAAGAAGCCCCAAGTTCGCCTATATGTGGCGAATGTATAGCGCCCTTAACAGAGTGTGCGCACAATTATATCTTAAGACAGGAGAAAAAATAATGCGTAAATTAATTTGCCACGCTGACGAGTGCGATAACTCTACAAGTGAAACATTCTTTCATTGTGAGCAACACGGTGGAGAAGATGGAGAGGAAGAATAAATGGAAACGCTTAAAGAAATCTTGACAGGCTTACACTTAGGCGGTATCTTCGCACTATTACAAATGACTCTTTATACTTTAATCTTATTCGCCATAGCGGTGGGGTTCTGGTGGGGTTCAATAGTAATCAACGACCTAATCAAACGACTTAAGACAGGAGCAAGGAAATGAAAGCAAAGCAACTAATCGAGTATATAAATAATCGTTATACATCTGAGCAAGAGGTGATGGGATTCGTTCTCGGTTCAGAATATAAAGAGATGAAGGCCGACCTATGGCGCAAAGCGGTAGAGATATGGGATGAGGAAGACTTACTAGCCCTATTCAAGGACCGCATTCAAGACATACTAATTGACGCAGAGATACAACTATACAAAGAAACAAGGGCAGAAGAAGCAGTTGATTCCTACCTCGCAGACCTAGCAGAGAAGGAACTCGAGAATGAAAACTCATAGAGTCACTTACGAATTAAAGGGAGTTCGCATTATAGATGTGACTACAAAGGGCGAACTTCCTGAGAACTTTAATGTCTTAAGTCTTGAAGAGCAAGACGAGTGGCTCTATGAACATCAAGATTTCTCGGTGCTAGTCAATGAGGATATCGAATATGGCAAAGCCTCATCTATCATAGAACTAAGGCGCGATTTAAGGGTGGTGTCGTAATGCTACAAGGTTCCTATTTAGTTCCCCCGAACTGGCACGAGCAAGCATCTTGCGGTAGCCATCCTGACCCTGAACTATGGTGGTATTACTTCTATAAAATAGAAGACGAAAAGAAACTTCAAGTTCTAAGAATGGCTGAGGCCATATCAATATGTAATCAATGCCCTGTCCGAGAGTTATGTCTTAAGCAAGGACTAGAGGATGAGAATCTACACCTTGGCTCCATATGGGGCGGGCTTACAGCATTTGAGCGTAGGACTATGACTAAAAAAACTATGAACTTAAAGTTAATTCAGAGCGAGAAGCAGATGACCTCGCGTGTTAGGAAGAAAGTTGGTAGAATTGCGTAATGAAAACGAGCCCCCTTGCGGTGAGTGTGGTGGCTGGCGTGATACTCATAGCGAGTGCGCCACCCCTGCTCCAACCCTTAATCAAAAACAGAACGCCGATAATCGAAGGAAGAAATCAGGCAACAATGGAAGAGAAGAGGGCAAATAAAGCCTTAGCAAAACGCTACGCTTGGGTAGGATATGGGTGGCGTAATATGGAATGGAGATGTATTGATTATATCTTTACTAAAGAGGCTCGTTATGACCACCTCGCAAAGAACAGGCAAGGTTCATCGGCATTTGGTATTGGGCAAAGGCTTAAGGAAACTAGCAAAGAGCCCGCCATACAAATCCTCCACGCCTACAAATATATCCAACACAGATACAAAACCCCTTGCGAAGCAATGAAACATCACTTAAGACATAACAATTACTGATGTTAGATTTACAAGGCACACCGACAACAGTATGTATTTGTGGCAGTAAGATGTGGAAGATTACAGTTATGTGGGATAACGAGAGTCGTGAAGTAAGTTGGTATGACTTAAGACAAGAATGTAAAGAGTGCGGAGCCCTAGCCACCGCGCCGACACCGATAGACGAGGAGATGTAATGCCAAGATATGAGTTTAGATGTGAAGAGTGTTTAGCATATCAAGAAACGCAGATTCATTTTGAAGTTGGGCCAGAGTGCCCAGTATGTTATCGAACTATGAAGCGAGTATGGTCTGCCCCTGGTGTTCAATTCAAGGGCAGTGGATTCTATAAAACAGATAACCAAAACTAATCTTCAGGGGTAGGTTCTACCTCAGATACAACCTCAGGTTCTTCCTCTTCCTTATCTGGCAAGTCATAATCAGGGAAGGGTTTGAAGCCACCAATTTTTCTAATCAACCTATTAACAGCCCGCTTATGCCTCATACGAGCAGCATCTTCAGAGCCAAGGTTAAATAGGTTAGCAATTT